TAGCCGGAATATCCGCTTTGTCTATTGCCTACATATTTTCATCCCCCTTGCCGGTAATAAAGATATTGTTATATCTGTCGGCACTTGCACTATTGTTTTGTGCTTTGATGCTCACCATTGAGAGAAGAAGGGCAACGTTTAAACGGAGAACGAAATGAGTAAGAACATACTAAAAATTTACAACGTAAAGAACCTTGTCAACAATGACATTCCATATGCTACAGAGCATAGCGAAGAAACCATTAAGCTTGACAGACAGCCTACGCTTGAAGAAATGAGAGAATGGGTAGATGGACGTATAGAACTCATCAGAGTAATACATGAAGGAAGGGAGTGCCACGCAATCATCAATGAAGATGGCAAGAGTAATGGCTTACCTTTTAACTTAAACGCTACAGTTAGATACCATGCTTGGCTAACAAAACAAGAATACTTGTTAGATGATGTAATCGTGGGAAATTGTGTAGTGCTAACTAATTTTGACTTGGAGTAAAAACATGAATGAAGAAATAAAAATAAAAATTGAAAAGAATATACCTATCGTTAATCCTAGAACTGGTACTGGTCTTTGTATTGCGGTCAGAAATGCTATTTCGGCAATGGAAATAGGAGACTCTTTTATTGTGCCGGAAGTATGGACATCCCCAAGACAAGCGGATAAATCTAAAAGAGCAGTAAATGCCTTAGTTTACAAGCAATTCAGAGACTTAGGGTGGATAGCTACATGTAGAATAAATGAAAATAATGAATTTAGATGTTGGAGAACAAAATGAATGGTGAAGATTTAAAAACGAGTATGTCTTTAAGCTTAGACTTTAAAGATGATCAAACAATAGAAGTACGTGCCATAGATTATGATACGAACTCTATCAATCAAGTGTCTTTTGTAGAAATGAAGGGTGCAATAGCACACAACGTAGTTATGAAAACACTAACTGAATTTGCTAAAAGATTAGCGAATACAAACGGGATTCCCGCGAGGTTTGAAGATGTTTAAACGCTCAAGGAATCCCACAACTTTAAACAACAACAACAAAAAGGAGAATAATTATGGGCGCTGATTTATACATAGAAGGTGCTATAAAAAGTTTACATGAAGAACTAAATCCTCTCTTCGAGGATGCAGTACATGTAAGAAACAAGATAGAAGATAAAGATTCAAAAGAATACAAAGATGCGAGCGATAAAGTGCATAGCATATATAACGACATGTATCCTACTGATCTGTATTTCAGAGACAGTTATAACAGCAGTAGTCTTATGTGGTCTTTAGGTATTTCTTGGTGGAAAGATGTGATACCTATGCTTGATGATGAAAGCATGTTATCAACAGAGAAGGCACAAGATCTTATTAAGATGATTGAAGATTCTGAAATCAAGCTTACTGATGAGCAAGAAGAAAGGTCTGATCTGGATAGTGAATATTTTGAGAATCAAAAAGTAGGACTAATTAAATTCTTAAAAACAGCAGTAGAAAATAAATCATCTATTGAGTGTTCGCTTTAGTCAACGATTGACCAACAATAGTTGACATGATAAGATTCACAAATGCCTAGAAGAAATAGAAAACCATACTGGTTTGATACTGCCCTTTCCATGAGGAAGGGCGGTAAGACCTTAAAAGATATTTCTAGTGCATTAGATCATCCTCTATCTACGATACGCTATCAACTTTCAATCAATCTTAATCCAGAAGAGTACGATAGGTATTGTAAAGAGCCTAGTACACCGGATGGGAAAAGAAGAACAAAAAAGATTCTAGAATTAAATGGTTCTGGATTTAATGGAAACGAAATTGCACAAATGGTGGGTGTTTCTCGCCAGTATGTGTATAAACTTTTGCGCTTGAAGAAAGAGCAAAAGGACAAACACCTTGATTATGTAGTAAACAAAACTTTACTAGAGAAAAAGGGAACTAGAACTAACTAAAATATATAGGTGATAAGATGTTTAAACGCTTTAAGAATATAAATTTCAAACCAATAACCGATTTCTACAACTGGCTTTTCGTTGAAGAAAAAGAACGTACAGAACGCACTAAAGCTGTGGGTACAAGAGCAACCCTAAAGAAAAAGCATGATAGTAATACCCCTAAAGAAACCGATCCAGATTTCGTTTATTGGGATGATAACTCTGAGAAGAAGAGTAATAACCCTAAAGCACTTAAAGAAATCCCCAAAAAAGAGGAAGTTATCGTCAGACGTGCCAGAAGTAAGGACGGAAGATACAGAGGCGATGACAAGTCAACCCTAGACATCAACGAGGCATGGGTGGGTGGCGAAAGACCTAGACCAAGAGGTAGGGTTCTTCCTAAAAACAAACCTTCTGATAAAAAGAAGAAGTAATCTAATCTGGCAACCATCCATCTGCATCTTCTGTGGATGGATAACCCCATGATTTATTGTACCTTCCAGATATATAATCGTACTCAAGATCAACCACACCAATCTGTCCTGATTGTTTAAACCTCATCTTCTTGGTGTGAACCCTCACATCATTACTACCCTTTGTGAAATCACGTTCCACTATCAAAATCACATCAGATTTGTTGGCAAAATTTGCACTACCTGCAATATCATAAGGCTCAACCATTGGAAAAGAACCATCATGCGATCTTCGCATCTTTGCCGGATGTGCTACGAAGAAGATGTGGCATGAGTAGTTCTGGGCGAATCTTTTTATCTTGCTCATCATCTGTGAAACATATTCTGTTTCAGTCATCCCACTAGGTCTTTGATGGTCAAATTCATTATACGGATCAAGTATACAAGCATTTACTCCGTACCTTAGAACACTAGAGATCAATGCCTGTATGCACCAATCAATCGTGGGCGATTCATCTTCCGCGCGTACAAAAAAGAAATGTTGTGCCAACCAATCGTAAGCATCCAATAATTCTTCTTCTTCCATTTGTTTTACCCAAGTATCTTTTCGTGAAGGCTTCCCAACATATTTTTCTGCAAGCTTGTTTAAATGCTCTGATACAGGATTCTCGAAGGAACAAATCGCAAACTTATAATCGTGATCCTTCGCCATGTTGACTGCGATAGCATCTATAAATTCTGATTTTCCACAGTTCGGCACTCCGCTACATATGGTAACTTCTTGAGGGCGCACTAAAAATATTTCATCCATCCCATCTATGCCTGTACTCAATCCTTTTCTCAACCCACCTCTAAATAATTGCAATCCTTCTTCCATAAATGGATTCGCGGTGTATAAAGATTTAATAGGATATGGCTCTGCACTTTCATAACATTGCACTAGGGCATCTTTTGAATTCATCCATACCTCGTTTGCATCTTTATATCCATCTGGATAGGCAATTATGAAACATCTTTCTCTACCCACGCGCCTAGCAATTTCCTCTCTGCATTGAATTCCGGCATCATCTGCGTCTAAAGCTAGATATATCTTCTTGTATTTACCTATATCAAAACTCGTCAACCAATCCATCTTGCGATCACTCGCACCATCTGGAATAGAAATGACATTCTTGGTGATGTCCGGACAGATTTTCCAAGTAATTGCATCCATCTCACCCTCGCAGATCAACAGCATCTCATCTTCTTCAGCGTTTAAACAATCTAATAAATACGGGAAACGCTCGCAGTCTGGAAGTTGTGCGTATTTTTTATCTGCGGTTCTGAACTTGATATTGGTTGGTACGCCATCAGCGTTTTTGTAAACAAAGGCAATGCAGTCTTGGCGTTTGTTGTCAACAAAATGTGAGGCAATTCCGACTCCGTGTTCTTCTGCTATGTTTAAACTTAATCCCCTTTCTTCAAAAAACTTCTCTCCCCACGTACCTTTTATGCTTTTTGTGTTGGGTATTATTGGTGGCTTTTTGGGTGTAGCTTTTCTTATAGTGGGTGGACGTTTCAAGCTTTCACTCCAAACATTTCCATCCCATTGACAATGATGACAGCGCCATCTTGCTCCTTTACCATCTATATTTACACTCAGACATGGATCTCTGCTGTTTTTACGATCTGGAGAGCATTGAGGGCAAATTGTTTTTTGTTGCCCTTCATCATAGTTTCTTAGGTTTATTCCTTCATCATTTAATTGTTGGAAAACCGGCTTGGTTATTCTTGCTAATTGTTCCATTATGGCATCCTCTTAAATATTGGATTGCCAGTAGAATCTATTTTTCTTCCGCTTTCATCTTCTTTGTTTTCGTGCGCAAATTTTGCATCAATTTTTACTAAGTAATGTACTGTTGATATGTACCATTTTGATCTTGCCTTATCGTCAGCTTCTTGTGTTAGCCAAGTATCTCTAGCCATTAATACTGCTTCAAGGTTTGGTATGTTCTTAAAAGTCTTTCGCCATTGCTCAAGATTATTTTTAGTCAGCTTTACGACCTTTCCCTCGTAAGCGTAGTTTTTTACTAATTCCATATATATCTCCTATTT